CCATCTGCCGATGCTCCGTGTGGGCCGCTACAATCCGCAGCAGCGTTCTTAGCCGCGTTTGCGGTGTCTGCGCTGGCCGCAGCAGCCGCAGCACTGGCAGCGGCACCGCCCGCCTCCTCGCCGGCCTTGATGGCGGCATCCTCAGCGGCCCGGTGCGCGTTTTCCGCGGCATCCTTGGCGGCCTGCGCCACCCGTACCGCGTTGTTGGAGTTCTCCAAAATCTGCTGCACCACATCCGGCGTAGGCGTGCCCGGATTATCGCCGTCGATGTCCGCGTGATCCCGGATGGAGTAGGGGAGATCGACTGAGATACGCTGCACGCCGTCCGCAAGGCCTAAAAACACGATCTTGCCGCGGCCAGCCTTGTCTGCCGTCGCCTCCGCAGGGACCTCCAGCACGCCGTCCGCGCCAACCGTCTTCTTGGTCGCAGACCCACCGGGCGCGTGGAACACAGCCAAAGTCTCCAGACCGCTCCATCCATCGCCCTGGACGATGCGGATATTCTCGATGCCGTAGCTGTCCTTGGTTCCCAGCTCAATGCTGGGCGTGACCGAGTAACGGTTGTCAACGACAACGTCATAATTCATCAACACAATGGTTTTTATAGTGGCCACCTCCTATTAGCTGCCGTTCCCGCCGATGGGATATTCCACAATGATCGTGCCGGATTCTCTGGCTATGTGAACCCGCTGACCGGCTGAAAATGTGATAGCGGCATTGTATGGGTAATGCTTTTCTGCCGCCGTGGTATCGCCCGGCAGGATCAGCGCGATCCCGTCGCTGTAAATGGCACTCACGGTTGCAATATTTCCGCTCTTGGCGGTCGTCTCAAGCGCTTTCCGCTGTTGGTAATTCTCAATCAATGCTGTAAAACACCTTCTTTGCCGTATGCGTCATCTGACCGCCCGGGACGCAGTCGAGCGTCCACTCCTGTTCTTCCAGCAGACCGATCCCGTCACGCATCATTAAAATGCTGTCGTTCAGCCGATGCGGCTGTTCTGCATCGCCGCAGGAAGTAAACGAATAGTTTGCAGCGCCCATCATACTCAGCAGCATTCTGTTTTTTGCGTGTGTTTCCAGTGCTTCCTGCGAGGCGATTCCCTCCACAGTCTCGACACTTACGATCCTGCGCCCGCGGCGCATTATGCTCAGCGGACTGGTGGGGTTGACATTTTCCGCCACCGCTCGAAGCTCCTTGCCCAGATCGGCGCTGCTAACAATATCTACAAATACATTGGCAGCGTCAAATGTGTCCGCTTCAATGCTCATCGGTATGCGCAGTAATGTAGATTCGTCCGGCCCGTACCGGTGCGTGCGATTATTGATAGAGGCGGGCTCCCATGGTTCGGCCACAGCCACACCGTTTCCATCAAAGTAGATGTCTCGGTAGTTGATCTCTGCCAGCAGCGCCGCAACAACGGCGTACCGCGTTGTGCCGATTTCCCATTCATGGTCCGTCATCAAAACCTCGTCCGTGTCGATAATGCTTACCACATTGATGCCAGCAGCCAATAGCTGCTCTCTTATCGCCGTAGTGTAACGCGTACCGGCGTGGATCATGAGCGTGCGCTCCAACACGCTCAGGTTGCGCAGCGCATACCCCTGATCGTATCCAGTCAGTTCCTGCGTCTTGTGCCCGTACTCGTCAACACTCTCGGGACATGTCGTAATGTTAAACAGCCCCAACGGCGTTCGGTTTGTGTTGTCTACACGGACCACGCTCAGCATATCTGTCAGCCAGTTTATATCCGCGTCCAGCTCCGCGGTCAGAGTTACCGTACTCTTCACCTCAGCGCTGCCGGTAAAGCGGATCTGCGGGGTACAGTCCGCGGGCACCTGCAGCACCCGGTAAGGTGCGCCGCTGCGCATGGCAATGAACTCATATCGGATCATACTTCACGGCCTCCTGCTGCGTCTCGGTAATGCTAAGGCTCAAAGGCGTGCAGCCGTGGTCACGGTTCTCCTGCAGATCTTTAAATACGCCGATTGCCAAATGCTCTGCATGGTCCTTGTATACGACCACCTTGCCGGCGAGTCCGCGAAGTTTCTCAAGCTCATCCGTTGTTTTGAGCGCATACGCGATGGTGTGCGTAACTACCTGATTGCCGGCATCGTGCCAAATGGGGAGCTTTTTGCCCCAGTATTGCTGGTATGTGCCGCCCAGACTTGTGCTTTTTGTGTAATTCTGGTAGCTGGTCGCATACTTCAAAGCCAACCACTCATTGCCGTTCAACAGGCCGATGGCGGCATAGGGCACACTAGGCGCAGCCCTGACAGGTGCGCTGTCCGTGTAGTAGCCATCCTCGCCAAATACGCGCACAATATACTTGTGTTCCTGCGCACTGGTGCGGTCCATGTACTGCCCATCTTCACCTTTGGCTATCAGCACTCCATCACGCAGGATGTAACCTGTGCCGCCATCCCAACGCAGCTGCACCTCGCCCCAAAGGCTTTCAGCCTGACAGTTTACGGCACTGCCGGGCCGGTTCTTGACTTTGACCTCGCAGTCTGCCCACGGGGATACATCTCCATACGAGTTATAAATCCTCACAGAAAGTATGTGCGTCCCGTCTGCCAGCACTTCGTCAGACTGCCATTCCTTCCCGGTGCCGTATCGTACACCCAGGCTGATGCCGTCCACCACAACTTCATAGCCGTCCTGTTCTTTGGCCTGCCACCGCATTTTTGCCAGCGGCTTGTTGTCATAGTAGGAGATGACCGGGGCCAAAGGTGCTCGCCGTATTGCAAAGATTGCCGCGCCGGAATAGCTGCCGAACGCTCCGTCCGTATTCTTCGTGCGCACGCGCCAGTAGATAACGCCGCTATTAAATGTGCCTGCGGCCGCTTGATAGCTATTGTCCGCATTATTCGCACTGGCCAGCACTGTGTAAGATGCACCGCTATCCGCCGAATAGCTCAACTCCCAGCCCGTCTGCACCGTGCCGGTGATATTGGCATGCTGCCACACAAATGTGATGCCCTGCACAGCATCATCCATGTACTCGCCCGCGGGGCTCACCGCCACAGGCGTGCTGAGCGTGTCCAGCGTGGACACGCTGATCGTGTCGCTGGTTACCTTTGTGCCTGTATTCGCAATCGCTACAACATACCAGTCCAGTGTTGTAGCGCCTTCGGCAAAGGTGTTTGCGGGCACGTCTGCATACTGCTGCGAACCGGCCACAGCAACCTCATGCCAGTCGCTCTCATTGTTCGCCTTAAAGTGCAGTGTCGCACTCTGCTGCGTCACATCTCCGGGTCTGTCATCGCTGTCAACGCTGAACACCCAGCTAAAGCGGTTCGCAACTGCTCTGGGCGCGGACGCACCCGCCGCAGGCGTTGTTCCCTTTACGGAGACAGGCACCTCGACATTGGTGCATTGCACCCAGCTGGAAGTATGTGTGGTTCCAACGCTGCTCTTTGCAACAACGCGCCACTGGTAGCTTCCTATGGGCAATGTGCCGCAATTGACACTCACATGGGTTGTGCCATCGCTGACGCTTGCAAAATCTGCCGGGTCAGCCATGTTGTCAGTCCGGTACTGCAAAACAGCGGATCCCTGCTGCAATGCACCGCTGATCGCGCCGCTGGCAATACTGCCGGTGAACGCCCAGCTGAATACTGCGTCAAAGCCGTAGTATGTCTTGCTGGTGGGGCGCAGGTCGTCCACCTTGGCGCTGGGGTCAGCCAAAGATAGGGAGTAGGTGGAGCTTTCCGTCACTGTGCCGGATCCATAAGCCCCCACCTGCACGCGCCATCGAATACCGCTGCCGCTTGACCATGCGGTAGTATCCAGATCGAAGGATGTCGCACCATTGCCAAGTGTATAGGTCTGACTGTTTCCGCCGTCCTGATCGGTGATGATGATCTTGCAGGTCGAGTTCCTGCGCTCAAAATCATCCTCGGCGTCTGTAGTCCACTGCAGTCGATACTTTGTGTACCGTGCAACGGTGCCGCTGGTTAGTGTCTGGCCTGTTGGCGTAACAACACCTTGATAACTGACGCAATTTATATAAGCATCACCGCGGCTGGCTCCGATGTTGTTGTAGCCATTTTCCGCATTTACAAAAACACCGTAGGCTAAAACATTCTTTTTCCGCGTCTGGCTAAAAGAATCGAATGCAAACCAACAATCTCCGTGTGAAAAATTGCTTTGCTCGCACACGCTGCTCGTGTCTGAATGATAGGATGTGCCTGCACTGTTTGCTAGTGCGTATCCCCTGAGTTTAACCTTGTAGTTGGCATCACCATAGGCAGGGATACGGACCTGCATGCCGCCTATATAGCGGTTTGTACTCCCCATCCCGGTATTGAACAACCACGAGCAATGATACGCCTGATAGTTAGCCAAAGGGTTTGTGCTGCCAGCCTTATAGCTTCTTGTGCTCCAGCTGTGCGATTTCATGTCAATGCCCCCTGTCTCATGCTCATGGCTTCATTTTTGGCGATACTTACAATATCGTTGAACTCTTTCACATTCTTGGCATCAATGGTAATGCTCCCGATATTGATAGCATAGCCGCCCAGCATGCCGCGTGTCTGGCTGCTGTTGTAGATGCGTTCTCCGCCCCGCAATGCCACAAGCTCCGGCCCGTTCTCACCCACAACAGCCAGTCCGCCGCGCGCGCTGCGCGTGCCGGTGGCATACTGCGGCACCTTGCTGTTGGCTGCGCGCATCGTCCCCGTTGTAGCCGAAGATATACCGCTCATGGCGCTGTTGATTTCGTTTCCTTTGCCGATCAGGACAGCGATAACAGCCACCAGCGCCGTGACGGCCGCTACGATAGCCAGGATTTTAATGTACAGCAGATCCATATGGCTCATAGCGCTGCCGACCATGCTTTTCACGGTTCCAACCGGCCCCTGTAAGTCTTGAATGGCCTTCGCCACAAGCAGCACTACTGTGGCGATGCTGGTAATAGAGATAACTGCCGTCAGCACCGGCGTTGGGATAGCGTTCAAGGCCTCGGCAAACGCTGTAATGATGGGCAGCAGCGCCTCGGCAAAGCTGCGCTTCACGGCGTCGCCCTGCTTGGCCAGCTTCTGCATCGCATCATCCAGCTCACCAAAACTCTGCAGCGTTTCATGCTCGGTAACGGCGCCAACCTCGTGCGCCTGCTCCGCAAGCTCTTTCAGTCTGCCGCTGCCGGCCTCGATCAGCGGGTTCAGGTCCGTTGCCGACCTGCCAAAGATATCCATCGCCAGCGCATCGCGTTCGGTCTCGTTTTTCATCTTGCCCAAGGCGTCAATGGTTTTCAAAAACACCTCATAGTTGTCCTTGAGCTTTCCGCTGCTGTCCGACACTTTTACATGCAGTTTTTTAAACGCATCGGCTGCAGAGCCTGTCCCGGTTGCCGCCGTCTGCATATTGTTGGTCAGCTTCACCAGACTGCCGCGCAGCGTGTCCGTGCTTACATCCACAAGCTCACTGGCGTACTCAAACTCCTGCAGCTGGTCTGTGGTCAGGCTCGTCTGCGTAGACAGCGTCAGCAGATCATCCGCTGTCTTGCTCATGTCCATCGTGGAGCTTGCAAGCGCTCCCGCCAGGCCGCCGACTACCGTGACGGCAGCTGCGCCGCTGGCCGAGAAGCCGTCCAGCTTGTCAACCGCAGTCTGCAAGCCGGGCGGCAGACTGATTCCCAGCGCATTGGCCAGGCCGTTGACCACATCCGCCAGGCTGGCGGTGGTCTTGTTGGTTCGCTCCTGCTGGTCGCTCAGTTCCTTCAGGAGGTTTTCCTGCTTGGCAACCTCGGTCTGGGCGCTGATCAGGCTTGCCCGCCACTGCATGGTCGTTTTACTGGCCTCACCCTCACGCCGAGCGCTGTTTTCGTAGGCCTGCTGCAGCACCTGCACTTTATCCCGGTAGCTCTGCAAAGTCTGCTGTGCGGCCTCGTACCGCTGCTGCAGGGCGGCCTGCCGGTCGTCCATTTCACGGGTCTGTTCGGTCACAAGCTGCATCTGCTGCTTGTTGACCCGCAGGCCCGCGTTTACTTCGCTCAGTGCCGCCTTGAATTGCTGGTCATTTTCCACGACCAGGCTGACACCTGCTTTAGGCATCGCCATCTGCAAGCCCCCTTTCCTGTGGCAGTTCAATACCATTCATGGCGCAGTATTCTGTAAACTGTGCAAGCAGTTCATCCAGGCTCAAAAACCGTGTTTCCCGCCGGGTATAGCCCAGCAGCCCCACCGCGATGTATTGCAGCCTGGGGAAATTTATGATTCGGTCGCCGTCAAAGTGCCGCTCGGGGACATCGTCAACCCAGATTCGCTCAGCATCGTCTTCATCGCCTGCAGCGCCTGACGGCCTGACCCGTTTTTTCCGTAAAACTCCATAAAGGCCTCTTCAACACTTGCGGTCAAACCGCCTTGCAGATCGGAGAACGAAATGAGTTTTTTAACAACCCCAAGGCTCGGAGCCTCGTTATCTCGGTGATGTTCTTCGTTGTCAAGCTCAACGCCCTCGCGGATCAGCAGCCAAATGATATACGCTGCCTCTTCCGGGTCGTTCAGCTTTGCCACGATGGTGCTCAAGTCAGAGTAGTGCTCCTGAAGCTCCTTAACGTTCTGCAGGTCGAACAGTGCCGGGTACTTGCGGCCTCGCAACGTAATTTCCGCCATAACCTCACCCCTTGATGTTCAAGAATGTTTTCAGTGCAGCCAGGGCCTCTTCGTATCCATCAAACTCCTGCTTTTTCACAAAATTCCCTTCACTGTTGCACTCCGCAGATCCTGCCAGCTTGGTCGTGCCGTAGCTTGTGCTCTTGGAGGCAGTGCTGAGATTATCGTCCACGGGGTCAAAGCTCGCGCGGTAATAGCCCACCAGGCGATACGCAAGCTTGCGGTCAGGCTTTTTCAGCTTGCCAAGCGCGGCAACGCGCACAAGGGCAGGCGTATCGCCCTCTTTGCGCTCAAGCGTCTTTGTGCTCTCATCATAGTGGTGGCCGCACAGTTCCGCCTCATCTGCCAGACTCAGATAGCTGCGATCAATGCTCAGCTTCGCGCTGGGCGCGCCTGCATCGCGCTGCTCGCGGCGGTCGCCGGCCCACAGCTCGCTGCTGTCGCTGTCGTTTTCGCCGGCGTAGCTCACAACAGCGCGCGTGATCTTGCCATCGCCGAGGGTTTCCGTCTCAGACCCATCCGCGCTGGTCACTACAGTAATAGGGCAATAGCCATAGTAGGGAAGTCCGATATAAGCCATTATTATGCCTCTCTTTCATTCCAGTCACATCCATCATCGGCCTCTGCCTCAACGTATGCAACAAAGTGTTTTGTGTCGTTATCGTAGCCGTACTCGGTCGAGCCGATAATAAACCCGGCATCTCTGAAAGCACAGCGCATTTTTCTGGCGCAGGGCTGCGGCAGATCTCTCGTATACCATGCCGCGCGCACCTGCAAGTGTTGCTGCTCATCCAAATCTCCGGCGTATATTTCCGGCGCATCGTCCAAGACGCTCAGCACCACATAGCTGTCCGGCAGCGGATCCTCCTCATTTTTAACAAATGAGACATTGCTGCACACAGTTTCCAGCGCGGCCAAGGCCGCATCAATCATGGTCATAGCTTACCTCTCTGCCGCAAAACATCCTGCATCACAGTGCTAACAGCATCCTCGCAGCCGTTTGCGGCGCTGTTCAAAAACGGCTGCGCGGGCTCTTTGGCGGTGCCGTACTCTAGGGCCACAGCTTTCTGCATCTGTGCAACCTTGTTTGGGTAGTTGGGGCTGGATCCGTGTCCACTATCGTAGCCGCTAAAGCTCACATCCAACCCGTAGCCGCCTCTTTTACGCTTTTTAGGTTTCCCGGCACGGACACTGTCAGATAGATGCTTATTAGCTCGGCTGCTTTTGTGTTTTCCAACCTGCTGTTTCAGCGCATCCACCGCAATGGGGGCTGCGCTTTTCAACATTTCAGGCGCAATGGAGTCTAAATCGGCGAGCTTTGTCAGCTGCTCCGTGACTTCATCGCTCCACACAAGGTCCATCCTCACAGCGCCTCTCCTTTTGGTTGGGCCAGATCACTGACGGTCAGCTCGACCGTGCTGCCGGTTTCATAAGCCCGTTGGACGCTGTAGCGGTTCCCGTTCCACTCGATCACGCGCTCCCCGCTGTATTCATCGGCATGCAGCACAAATACTGCGGTCAGGGTCGTGCCGGCAGCTTCAGCGGCGAAAAACTCGGCCCACTTCACGCTACGGCGCTCGCCGTATACGGTGCGCACTTGGGTGTAGTGGTGCTCCAGTACACCCTGCACCTTTTTCGGGGTGTCCCGCAAAAGGGTGATCTGTTCCGTCCAGTACATGGGCATCTCCTTACTAAAAAAGCACCGCCGGGCATAGGCACTCCGGCGGTGCATCACAGCACAGCGCTCATGCGTCGGGCCAGTCTGTGTAGTTGGTCGTCATTCGCAGCTGCGCCTTCTGCTCATCGTAGGAGGCTTTCAGCTTGTCGTAGTCGCCGGTCGGCCAGAAGTTGGCGCGGCAGTAGGTGATGACGGCACGGCGGATCAGCGGGTCCTGCGTGTCCAAGTTGGACACACCGGCCTGTTTCAGGTCAGCCAGGGCCGCATCCACCAGGTCGCTCACTTCCTGCGTCAGCTCCTCCGGCATATCCGACCGGCGCAGCGCTACCGTCACTTTGGACAGCAGGTCGTTGTCAGCCATGGGTCACAGCCTCCTATCAAGCGCTGGCCGGGATAGTCAGCGCAACAAAGCCGCCGGGGACGACCACATCCGCACCCATCTCCACATCACCGCGGATGGTGGACAGCAGCTTGTCAAAAGCGAAGTCGTCGGAGACGGCGATCTCGTAGTCACTGAACAGATCCAGCTTGAGGCAGCGCGGCACGCCGTAGAACATGGTGGGCTGTGCCTTGGCGGTCTGGGCCGTACCGGCACAGGCGGCCAGATTCTTGTTGAGGCAGTAGCGCACGCTCAGGCCGCCCTCTTTGATGATGCCGGTGTTGGGATTGGCAGAATCCGGGGTGATCTCGTAGACGGCCTTTTTCTCGTTTGTGCCGCGCACATCGCCAAACGCAACCAGGTCTTTCTTGTTCAGGAACAGAACGGCCTCGCCCTCAACGGCCTCATCGCCGCCGTAGTTCAGCGTCAGATTGCGCAGGGTTTTCTCGTTGATAACGCCCTTCTTGGCGCTGTCCAGCGTGGCGTCAATGGTGTCCACGAGCTTGCTGGCTTTCAGCGCGTCGGTCACAATGACGGACGCTTTCTTGCGCAAGCTGAGCAGCGCCTGAGCGCGGCACTTGGCGAAGTAGTTCACCGGGGTCAGCTTCTTGGCCTGCTTGCTGATCTGGCACAGAACCGCCTCCGACTTGGACGTGATGTCGATGTAGTCGTAAGTAGCCTCTTTGGTGGTGGCAGCAGCACCCTCGGTCTGATCGGCAGCGGCATCGGCATCCTGCTTGACGTAGGGGATGCGGTCGGTGGACATACCGGCGCAATCATCGACCCAGACCATATCAATGATGCTGGAGACGCCAACGCCAACGCGGTCCTGAATTTCGGTGTTGACCTCGGTGGGGGTCGCCAGCTTGCCGCCGCTCACCAACACGGCGCGGGTCTCCTCAACCCCCAGCACGGCGCGGCGGTTCTCTTTGAACTGCTGGGCGCGGGTCTGGGCATCGGTGTGGGCGGTGGGGTTGTCCTGGGGCGCACCGGCACCGTCCGCAACCTTGGCGGCAATGCCGAGGCGGCGCTGCTCGGTCTCATACTGCGCGATGCGCTGGCTGATCTCATCGGCCTCGGCCTCCAGGGCGTCCAGGTCGGCACCCTCGGCGTTGACCTCGGTGCGGATTTCAGCGGCGCGGGTGCGCAGCTCTGCAATAGTCATTTCACTGGTTTTCTTTTTCATGGTTACACTCCCAAAAGTTTCAGTTTGATCTTTGTTGCGGTATCCGCCCTTTGCAGTCTCTCCGCTTTAATCCTCTCGATCTCTCCGTCAAGGAATTTTCGGGCGCTGATCGACGTGGCGTCGTTGGCCGGTAGGCTCACGGCGCTCACATCGTACAGTTTCTTGATTTTGGTGATCGTGCGGTTCACGGTCATGATGTGGCTTTCCAGGTCACGGGTGGTCTCGCGCTTATCCTCGGCCACGGTAAAGCCAAACGACATCTTATCGGTGTAGCCGCCCTTGATTTCGGAAAACAGCTGCCGTCCGATCTCGGTGCCGCCCAGGTCGGCGGTCACTTTCAGCCCGGTGCCGTCAGCGGCCAGGGCCAACGTGCCGTTTTTGGTGCGGGCAAAGACGCGGCCCTCGTGGTCGTACTGCATGATGACGTCATCCATGTCGCAGTCATCAAAAGCGTGCGGGTCGATCTGCTCCATGACGCGGTAAGTGGTACCGCTGTCGCCCATGTACTCATACAGCAGGTAGGACTGGTTGAACGTGCAGGCGTAGCCCTCCACTTCCTGCTTGGAGTCCGGCGCGGCGGGGTCAGCGGTTCGGACCTCCAGCCGCATGGCGCGGTATTCCCGGCCATTGTTCAACTTTTTCAACAATTTCTCATTACTTTCCACTGGTAAGGTCGTCTCCTTTCTTTGTCACGCTGCCGTCGCTGCCCAGCAGGTAATACTCGCCGCGTATCGTGTACGCTTGCCCCTGGCCGTCCGGCAGGGGCGGCAAGTTCCAAATTTCGCGGATTTCATCGCGGTTCATAATACCGCGATCCGCCATCTGGGCCGATACGTTCAGTTTTTCGGTGTTGCTCATGTATTGCAGCCGGTTGGCTGTCGCCATCAGCAGCGTGCCGCCCGCGCGTTCGCGCTCGGTAAACAACATTTTTGTGGCGACCTCGCTGAACTGGATGGAAAACGGCTCGATTTTACCCTCATAGAACGCGCTCCAGGCGTCGCCGTAGGCGCGGTTTTGCAGCACATCCTCGTTGGTGCCGAAGTAGTTGAACACATTGGTGTTGATGCGCTCCATCTCATCGGCGGCCACAACATAGGGCTTAGCCTCCAGTTGCTTGATGTCCGTGTAGGTGTTGGGGAACAGCAGAATGCCGCCGCCCTCGCCTTGCAGGTTTTCCCGGCTGAATCGTTTACGCTCTTTTTTCAAATCCTCATCGCTGGAGAAGTTGTTCATCTTGGCTGCAAAGCGGAATGTCGCGCCGTTTTTAACAGCCTCGGCAATGCCTTGGTTTTGCAGGTTTACCAGATCCATCGTGGGCGTCAGCGCGTGGTTGTTCTCGCCGAAAATATCGCTCTTGTACTGGAATTTTGTCATAATGCCGCACCGCGCCATTTCAATGGCGGCGGTCTGGCCGCTGCGGAATGTGTAGCGCAGCCAGGGCGCGGCCCCATACTGCACGATTTCACAGCTGGACGGCAGCACGGGGAACATGCCAACGGTCTCACCAAACTCATTGATGACCGGCACAATAAAGGCGGTGTTTTGCACCTCCAAAATTGTGCAAAGCCTGTACAGGAATTGTCCCCAGGTCTGCCACTCGTTTGGCCCCTGCCGGAGCCGGGTTTGCAGTTTCGGGTTTGCGGGTCCCTGCACGGTGACGCTCAGCTTGCTGGCGTGGGTGGCCGTGGCGTGGATCGCGGCGCGCACGATCTCGCTCTCATACAACTCGCCGCCCCAGGTCAAAAAGCTGGGCGTGTAGCCGTCAAGCGTTGTCCAGAATCCAGACGCGAGGCTCTTGGCGGCTATCTTCCCGAAAATTGATTGAAACAGTCCCATGCTCATCACCCCGCGTTCTTTAACTGGCCGCCGATCTCGGCGCACCATTTCTGCCGCACCGTCATCCCATCCATGAGCGCGGCGCAGCCGTCAATGTGGTCGGCGGCGCTCATCTTCACAAGTTTACATCTGCCGCTGTCGTTTTCGACTTTCAGCGCCGTGTTCAGCAGATGCACTTTTAACAGATCGTTGTCCCCGATGTTGATGGTGCCGTCTTTCAGCAGCCCCTCAACCTCGCGTATCACCGGCGTCAGGTTGAACCCCTGGAATACATCATCCATGTGAAATCCGTATTGCTTCATATCCTGCACAAGATACTGGGCCGTGTATCGGTCATAGCCGACCTGCAAAGGATAGATTTTGTACTGCTCTATCAGCACCCTAAACCAGTTGTAGCAATCGTGATAGTCCACAAAATTGTCACCGCTCAGCGTTAGGATGCCGCGCTGCACATACGCCGCATAAGGCAGTCCGTCCCGCTCGGTGGCCTCTTGCAGCTTCTCGGCGGGGAGAAAGAAATGCGCCAGCACGTTCAGCCGGGCGTCTTTCTCAATGATCGCCACGCAGGCGGTCAAGTCGGTTGTGCGGCTCAAGTCGATACCGCCAACGCAATAGCAATTTTTGAAGTTGGCCGGGTCGATGTGCGCACCGCAGGCGCGCTCCACAACATCGGAGGCCAGCCATGCAAGGCTGGAATTTTGCTTGATGTTACAGTATTTTGTTAAAAACTCGGCCCGCTTAGACAGGCTACCCTCGGCAATGGCGATCTCTTCCAGCAGGTAGCTGACGCTGATACTCACGCCCAGATTGGGGTTGGCTTTAGCCAATTCGTTAATATCGCTCCACTTGGCAGGATCGTCGATCATGTAGAGAAACGGTGCAAGGCGCGTCTCTTTGGAATCACCCAGCAAAAAGCGGGTGGCACGCTTTATCAGTTCATCATAGATGCCCTCGTTCACATAGCCTGCCGTGCTGATTGCCAGCAGCATGGGCTGTGTGCGCGCGCCAAAACTCGACTTGATGACCTCGTAGAATTTCAGCCCAGCATCACCGGGCCAGCTGGCGACCTCATCGGCCACGCACAGGCTGACGTTGAGACCGTCCGACTTTTTTGCGGAAAACGCCAGCGGCTTTGCGCTCGTGTTGCTGTTCGCGATGTAGATGTCTGTGCGCCGTTTCTTGCTCAGCTGGCTCAGCTCTGGGTCCTTGCTGAGCATCTGATAATAGGCGTCGTAGCACAGGCCCGCCTGCTCCAGCTTAGGCGCGGCAAAGTAGATGCGCCCGCCGTACTCACCATCCAAAAAACTGCAATAGGCTGCAATGGCAGCGGCCAGCAGCGTCTTGCCGTTTTTGCGGGCGATGATGACGACGACCTCGCGGAATTGACGGTGATCTGTGTCATCCATCACACCGAACAGCACCGACAAAAGCGCTTTTTGCCATAGCTCCAGCACAATCAACTGGGGAGCCAGCGCGCCCTCATGGTGCCGGCAGAAATTCTCCACAAAGCGGATCGCTTTCTGCGCCTTCTTAGAATCAAAGTGAAACAGCCCTTTTTCCAGACCGTCCACCACATACTTGTACCAGACCTTGGCCCAGCGGCCCACGATGATGGTGCCGTCCGTGATTTTCTGGTAATACTCGTAGATGTAGTTATTCACGGGCCAGCTGCTCCAGTCTGCTCTCACGCTTTTCCGGGGGCAGCAGCTTGCCCAGGCGCTCGGTCACGGTGTTGTAGTTCTTGATGAGGCTGTTGTAGGCTTGCAGATTGGCGCTGGCTTTTTTGCCGTACTGGTTCGCGCCGTTCATGTACTCCTCGCTGCACCCGTCGGCGTTAATGGATTTTTGCAGATCGTCGAGTGTGATTTTCATAAATGCCGCGTTCTGGATCAGCGGCTCCACAATCGCCATCTGATTTTTAGGCAGCTCGGCGTAGTGTGCCATAATCCTGTTGTACTCCTCTTGAATCAGCGTAGTTTTTGCTTTTCTCCCCACAACAACACCCCCCTTTACGCTCTTTTCAGTGCTTTTCCGAACTTTGGGGCCCGGTCTACCACACCCCCGCTCGTTTTTTCGACCGGGGGGAGGTCACCACCTCGACGTCACTCGCCCCGCCGGGTCCACACGGTATCTACGCCGCGCGCCGTGGCGCTTTGCGTGACAGTCACGGCACAGCAGTCTCAGGTTGGACCATGACAGTGAGACCGCCGGATCGTTAATGTTGTCCGGCGTCAACTCTGTCATGTGGTGGACTATCTCACCGGGGCGATACAGCCCCTTGGCCAGACAATCCTCACACAATCCGCCCACGCTGGCGGCGTACCCATCGCGGCAGCGCTGCCACGCTTTGCTCTTGTAAAACGCTTTGGCAAACTCCCGCATACTGTTTGCGTGTCCACACTGGACACGCGCTGCACCTCCACCCGCCGGGGCGTAAAATTATCATAGATGCCCAGCGGTGCGAGACGGAGTTTCTTTTGTCTCGATGTAGGTGAGGCTCTCCCGCCCGCCGGGCATGACGGTCTATTGCCGTCCGTCATCCGCTGAGTTTAACCACATCAACGGCACTGCGTACCCGCACACAGGTCTTGCACCTGTAAAGGTTCATCCCGCCGGGGAACTGGGCGAGCGGCTGTGCGGTATGTTGCCGGTCTTTCCCGGCTGCCAGCTATGAAATAGGAGATTAACTATGGCCAGGCTGGCGGAATCGAACCGCCGGGCGTACCCGTAACCCTGCAACCTTGCAGCCCAGATATAAAAAATAGCCGCCCCGATGTGGGGCGACTATCCGCTTAGGAGGATTATACAAACGAGCAAACCGTCGAGCATCAAGCCCCTACCTGCCCGACACCCTCAGCTTAACACACTGGGGCGGAACTGGGCGGAACTAATTTTATAATTTTGAAAATTGCCCGCCGGTGGAGCTTGCGCACATAGCGCTCAGTGATCCTCATGCGCGCCGCGATCTGGCAGTTGGTGCGCCCGTCGATGTAGCGCATCTGTAGGACCTCGCGCTCCAGGGCATCCTCCAGCTGAGCAATGGCGCTCTCAATCTCCACCCTGACGGCCTCGCCGTCCGTCAGCTGGGCGGCCAGCTTCTCGCGCCGGGTGTTGATGCTCAGCAGCGCACTGTCAATCTCGCCGGCCCCGCCGGGTGGGCACAGGGCGCGGGCGTAGTCGGCGCGGCGGTTTTCTTCCCGGAGCCGTTCCCTCAATCGCGGCTCCACCCGCCGGGCATCGCGGTAGCGGTTCAGCCACACGATGCACTCATCATAGGTCATTGGGCATCACCTCCCGGAGATGGTTCAAAGTCATCACATTCCAGCACCATGCCTGCGCCGTCCGTCTTTTCTACGCCGTAAAAGTTCAACTCACAGTCAACGCGGTAACAGTACAGCCTACAGTCCGGGGCAAACAACCCCTTATTGTGGGCGCACCTCTCGCACATGTCAAGATGCGGCTGGCTCATGCCGGGGATCCCGCAAAATCCGCTGCTCATTTCTTTTTCGCCTCCCGCGTGGCCCGCTGGATGTCCTCGGCAATGTAGCTCTCAATGCCCGCGCCGGTGCTGTACCAGCGCTTGTACCAGTCAAGCGCATTGACGTCTCCGTCCCGGCCTGCGCGCTCGCCGTTTGGCCCGAGGCGCACTGCAAAGCACTCGCGGTATGGGAAACCGTTCACATGGCCGGAAAAGCGCGCCAGATCGTCCACGGCAATGACAAGCCGCCCGCCGTCTGCCATCTTCCGCTCACGGATCGTCAGGCCCAGGTCCTTCAGCCGCGTCACAAGCGGCCAGTTGTCGAACGCCTCCAGCTCCTGCCGGGCCAGCACCTGCCACTTTCCGGCCTCCTCCTGCCGGGCACGCTCCTGATCACGCTTGCCCTTCACCTCGGCCTTGTACGCCGCCAGATCGTCCTTGTTGATGTACAGACGCTTAGCGGCATCGAACAACTCTCGTGTAGTGAATAAGCTTTCGGCAATAACCTCGTTTGTATCCGCCGGATCCATCATCCTCACGCGAAAGCCGTAATAATCAGCAGGCTCAATGTTTAACAGCGCACCCGTCTCACTCTCAGTCAGATCCAGCGTCACCGGCTCCATCTTGTGAGTATCCAGCCCGCGGTCAGCGTAGTTCCATTCGCTCTTGCGAACGTAGTCGAGCTTCTTCAGCTGGTCGGCCAGACCGCACTCGACCAGATACTTGATGGCCGCCCGCCGGGCCATATCGGTGATGGGCGGCATACTGGCGTACTTGTTTTTGGCGTATTCGACCTGCTGCACCTTGTACAGCTTGCTGCACTCATAGGCCCGCGTCATGGTGATCTCGCCGCGCTCCACCATCGCCAAAACCTCCGGCACGCAGTTGTTGGCAATGGCATTCAGCCTCCCCAGTGTGCCGGTGCCTTCGCCGGTGATGCGGCTCATCTCGTCACGGATGCGGCCATCGAGCGCGCCTGCCGCCTTTTTGCGTTCGAGTGCCTGCTTGAGCGCCCGGTACTGGCGCAGCCGCTCACCGTCCGTCAGCTCGCGCGCCGTGGCGTTGGAGGTGATCAGCGCGATGAGGTCGTCATCCTCGCCCTGGCTCTGGCGGATAACGCAGGGCAGCACCTCAAACCCGGCCACGCCCTCAGCAGTCAGGGCGCGGCAGGCCGTCCAGCGGCGGTGCCCCGCGATCAGCATGTACCTGCCGCCCTTGGCGGGCAACACCTCCAGCGGGCTGCGCAGGCCCCGCTCGGCAATGTCCGCCTTGAGCATCGACACATCCCCGATCTCGTAGATGCTGTTTTCCGGGTTCGGCTCGATGTCTGCCGCCGGCAGCATGACGACCTGCATTTTCTGACCCGCCGGGGCGTTGGCTTTTGTGCTGCCGAGAATGTCGTTGATAGAAAATCCCTTACTCATCACTTAGCCCTCCTTGTGCGTGTCCATCTTGGACACGGCCTCATCGACTTCATCTGCCAGGCATCCGTAGTCCAGCGCTGCCGAGCAGTCCGGCTTGTACACCCGCAGCGGCTCGTGCGCGCTCTTGGCCTCGCTGACCTTGACCGTGTACCGGATGACGGTGTGCAGCATCTCAATGCCCGCCTCGTTGAGCTGGTGAACGACCTCGCCCGCGTACCGTGTGCGGCGGTACTTTGTCATCAGCGCGCCCATCACCTTGAGGTGCGGGTTGTAGTACATCTGCACCTGTTCGATCTGGTCGATGATCTCCCGCATGCCATCGCAAGCCCACTCATCGCAGTCTACCGGGATGATCACCCAGTCCGCAGCCGTCAGCGCGTTGATGCTGCCCATGTCCAGATCCGGCGGGCAGTCCATCAGGCAGTAGTCGTAGCTATCGTCCAAGGTTTCCAGTGCATCCCGCAGATGATACTGCCGCGGGCCGTTGTCCATCAGAATCGTGCGGTTGGCCTTGAGCATCCGCATGTCGCAGGGGAGAAGGGCAACCGCCGGGATCGCCGTCTCCACAATGGCGTCCCTCACCCGGGCCATGCCCAGCAGAACAGACGACACGCAGGGCCTGTCGTAGTCGGCCACGCCGAAGAACTTGCTCGTGTTGCCTTGCTTATCGAGGTCCACCACCAGAACGCTCTTGCTCTTGGCGGACAGCTCGGCGGCCAGGTTGCAGGCGGTGACGGATTTCCCGACGCCGCCCTTCAAGTTGATAATTGCAATGCTGATCATAGTAATCCTCCTGTCCCGCCGGGGCGGCGGGTGTTATTGCGGCCAGTTCATCTGGTCGATTTCTTCGTATTCCTCTTTCGGGGTCGGCTGCCATTGATGGTATTGGGGCTGCCATCGCATGGACACAACGCCCGTCGGCCCCTCGCGGTTCTTGGCGTACATCACGGCGGTATCCTGATAGGCGTCCTCGCCGCGCAGCTCCTTGCTGTCCTCGGTGCGCCTGTTCTCCACAAAGATCGCGCTGTTGGCGTCCTGCTCAATCGTGCCGGAGCCGCGCAGGTCCTCCAGATTGCAGAAGCGGCCCTCGTTGCCCTTCACGCCGGCGCGGTTGATCTGGCACAGCTCCACAACCACGATGCCCATCTTCATGGCGGCCACCTTCAGCCGCCGGGTGATCTCGCTGATGCGCTGGTACTCGGTCTGGCGCGGGTCGGTGGGACTTAACAGTCCGATGTGGTCAATAAAGGCGATGTCCGGCTTGTACTGGATCAGCTTGGCCTCCAGCCCGTCAATAGTGAGGTTGCTGTCCGCGTCCAACATCATGTTGTGATGCTGCCGGAGCCGGGCGGCGGCGTTGTCGATAATCTGCCGCTCGTGCGGGTCCAGATTCTTGTTGGTGATCTTGCCGGAATCAATCCGCGCCACTTTGGACAGAATGCGGTCCATCAGCGCCTCAGCGGTCTCCTCCAGGGTCAAGTAGTAGACCTTGTATTTTTTGGACAGGCGTGACGCCAGGTTGAGCGAAAAGTCCGTTTTGCCGCACCCAGGCCGCCCGGCCACAACGCACACACGCTGCCGACCAAAAACGCCGTACCTGTCCAATTCGGGCCAGCCCAGTTTTAGGCTGTCGTCCGGCTCGTCCAGGCGGGCCAGGGCGGAATCAAGCACCGCGTCGAAGTCTCTGGCCGTGCTGTCGGTCTGAGTGCTGAGGATTGCGTCCTGCATCGCCAGGGTGCGGCGCAGCTGACGGCAGATGCCGTCACTGTCCATCGCATCTTTAGCCAGGCACTTCATCAGATCGCCGCTCAGCAATCTGTAGCGGTGATCCTCAAGTATCTGTGCTGCATAGCTGCCGATGTTAGAGACGCTGGGGCAGGTCTCGGCCATCTGCATGACGGCCACTTTCACATCATCCGCCGGGCGTCCGTTGGCCGCTGCGTTGATGACCGTGATGACGTCCACTGGGCTGCCGCTGTAGATCAACTGCTGGATCGCCGCGAAAATGTCATGACAGACGCCATCCTCAAACATAGCCGGGACCATTCTTGTGACGTAATCCCGCGCGCCGTCCGGGCTCATCAGCGCCGCGCCAAGAAACGCGCGTTGCGTTGTCTGCTGGCGGGTCAGGTTTGCTTGTTGCATCGTTCAGCCTCACAAAAAATCAGTGATGTCGGTGTCCGGCCCGATCTCACGCGGGCGATCTGCCGTGTTGGCGGGGCGCTGGGCCGGGGCTTTATCCACAAAATCATCTTTCAGGGGGAAAAGCCCCTCCCACCCTCGTAGAATGCTCTGCTCCAGCACGGCGGCCATGTAGCCGTAGCGGTCACGGACGCCAGCCTCATCGGCTAGGCGTTGCAGGGTAGAGCATACGAGCTTGGCGGCCCTGGCCGTCAGCGGATGCTTGCCCGCCGCGCGGGCGGCGGCAAAATCTTTCAGCGCTTGACGCAACCGCTCCCCGCATCCGTCCGGGAATCCATTCAAGAGGATGCTCAAAACGTCCCCGTTCTCGCGCGCCCGCGCGCCCGCGTTAATCTCTCTTGTATTAATATTATCTTGTAATAATCTACCCGCATTTTTTTGCGGGGGGTCTGCGCATTTTTTTGCGGGGGTCCCCCCGCAATTTTCTGCGGGGGTGGCGCAGATTTTTGCGGGGGTCTGCGGTGCTATCGTCATCCCAACCAGCGGGCAGATGCGACGCTCGGCACGCTGCTCACCGGCACCGCCGCCCACCTGGATGATCTCAATATAGCCGCAATCCTGCAAATGCTTCAACCATCCCTGCACTGTTCTGGTACTCGCGTCATACAATCTCTCAAAATAGGCGTTGCTGGCGTAGCAATAGCCTTTTACGTTTGTCAGCCCTACGATCTCGGCATACAATAGCTTTTCGCTGGGCTTTAGGTTCTTGTCGTACCGCACAGCGGCGGGGAGCGTTGCGTAAAAATTCGGTGTTTCCATCTTCAAGCTCCTAAAAATGGCTGACCTTAATACAGGGGTGCGCCGCGCCCTTTTTTGGCGCATCCCTGTAAGGTCTTTTTTCAGTTTTCAGTGGTTAAAACGGCAGATCGCCCTCATCCTCGATCATGGCGAAGTCGTCACCCGGCCCCTGGTTGTAGGCCGGTGCCGAACCGGTGACGCGGGGCTGGCCCGCCGGGGCAGGCGAGCCCTGAGCGGCGTTGTCTGCCTTGCTGCCGCAGAAGTTGATGTTGTTGGCCACAACCTCCAGCACGGTGCGGCTGGTGCCGTCTCTGGCCGTGTAGGTGCGGCTCTGCAGCCGCCCGTCCACCACTACCATCTGGCCCTTAGTGAGCCATTTATAGGCAAACTCGGCAGCGCGCTCCCATGCAATGACGGGAATCCAGTCCGCCTGACTCTGCCCGTTGGCGCCCCTGCGCCCACGGTCCACGGCCATGGTAAACGTCGCTACTTGCTTGCCGGTGGTCGTCTGGCGCAGCTCCGGGTCCCGCGCCAGGCGGCCCTGCAATGCACAGATATTCAGCATCAGATCATCACCACCACACTGCCGCGCTCCACCAGATCGGCCAGCTGCTCGCCCAGATAGGCGGCGATGTTGCGCTTGGCCTCCAGCTTCCACGCACCGCCGTCAGCCTCGTACAGTGCCGGGCGGCCATCTTTGTCGAGGCGCAGCAAGAAGTCGCTGGCGGGCTGCTCGACCTCAAGGAAAGTGCGGTAGGGCTGCAGGTGGACGATGGGCTGGACAATCTGCTGCTCTTTCAGCACCGCGCCGGTGCGGACGCTGACCTCCTGACTGATCCCGTTGTCCACACTGGACACGCCCTGATTCACGTCGATGCGGCTCAGCAGCGCCAGCAGGTAGTCACGGTCCTCGGTGACGGCGTACAGGCTCTGCAGCTCCACAATGGCCTTCTCCTGACTGATGCTCTGGTTGACAGAAATGCTCGGCACATCGCTCACGGCCTCATACAGCGGCAGGCGTCTGAACTCTGCGTATTCTCTATGCGTGTAGGTTGTATCCACCATGACCCGCCGGGCGCTGTCCACACGCACATACAGCCGGGGCAAGTGGTCGATACCCTCGGTGCGGATCAGCTTGACCAGCGCCTCCAGAGTATCAACCGAATACCGTTCCGGGAGTTCAACCTCCGGCTTGACCTCGTGCAGGCGGGCGGAGCAGAACTGATGCCCGCCGCGCGTCTCCAAAGTAAAGGGCTTTGCCAACTCCACAATGCGGTCAATAGCATCCTTCAAAAAGCTGTTTTCCATTGTCTTGTCCTTTCTGTGTCAGTATCCGGCACGGCCTACGCGGGCCATAGCCGGTACGGGGGATTCATCGCCGTCCATGTTTACCTGTCCGGGGACCTGCGGCGTCATCTCGGCCAGCAGCAGGCTGCCGTCCCGCGCCTTGGTAATGCACAGGGATGTGCGCACCGGCTGGATCGGCGCGAGGGTGGTCTTTGCCTGCGCGTCCATGCCGATCTGCTGGCGGTAGTCGTCCGGTGCAAAGGTCAGCGTGATGGTGATCTTGCGCTTGGCTGTGGCGTTGGTGTTGGGGTCCATGA